CTCCGTGAGCTCGACGAGCTCCCGGTCGAGCAGGAGGGCAGCCCTGTCGACGATCTCGCCGCCGCCCGCGCTGCTCGGCGCCAAGCGGCCAAGAATCCAGGTCGCACCGCCAGCAAGTAGCACGGCAGGCCAGGAGGCCGCCGAGCTCGCAGCCTCGGCCGGGCTCCACCTCGACGCCTGGCAGCGCCACGCGCTCGACGTCTTCCTCGCCGAGGGTGACGACGGCCGCTGGTCCGCCTTCGAGTGCGGGCTGGTCGTGCCCCGCCAGAACGGCAAGGGCGCGATCCTCGAGGCCATCGAGCTCGCCGGCCTGTTCCTGTTCGGCGAGCAGCTGATCCTGCACTCGGCGCACGAGTTCAAGACCGCCCAGGAGGCGTTCCGCCGGGTGCTGCAGCTGGTGGAGAACACCGACCACCTCCGCAAGCGGGTCGCCAGGGTGCGCACCTCGCACGGCGAGGAGGGCATCGAGCTGACGACCGGGGCCCGGCTCCGGTTCGTGGCCCGCTCGACCGCCTCGGGCCGAGGGTTCTCGGCCCAGCGGGTCGTGCTCGACGAGGCCATGCAGCTCGGCACCGAGACAATGGGCGCGCTGCTCCCGACGCTCGCCGCCCAGGACAACCCGCAGGTCGTCTACGCCGCCTCGGCCCCGCTGTCGTCGTCCGTGCAGCTGCACGCCGTGCGCAACCGGGCACTGGCCGGCGGCGACGGGTCGTTGGCCTACCTGGAGTGGTCGGTCGACGACGCCACCGCCACCGCGTTCGGCGACCATCCCGACACCTGGGCGCAGGCCAACCCGTCGCTCGGCATCCGTATCGGCGCCGACTACGTCGAGCGCGAGATGGCCGCACTGCCCGAGGACATCTTCCGGCGTGAGCGCCTCGGCGTGCCGGACGCACCCGTGGTCGTGACCGACGAGCGCATCGTGGAGCCCGACGTCTGGGCCGCCCTCGAGGACGCCCGTTCACGGGTCGACGGGCGCATGACGTTCGCCGTGGACATCACGCCCGACCGCCGCATGGCCGCCATCGCGGTCGCCGGCCACCGGGCCGACGGCCTGGTGCACGTCGAGGTCGTCGACCACCGTCCTGGCACCTCGTGGGTGGGCGACCGCCTCGTCGAGCTCGCCGAGCGGTGGGGCCGCCAGCCGGTCACGATCGACCCAGGGTCGCCGGCCGGTTCGCTGGTCGTGACGGTCCGCGAGCGTGGCATCGACGTCCGTGAGGTGTCGGCCCGCCAGGTCGTCCAGGCCACCGGCCAGTTCTACGACCTGGTGCAGTCCGGCGGGCTGCGCCACATCGGCCAGGCACCGCTGTCCGCGGCGCTCGACGGCGCCACCCGGCGGCCGCTCGGCGAGTCGTGGACGTGGAACCGCCGGGCCACCTCGGTCGACATCTGCCCGCTGATGGCGGCCACCCTGGCGCTCGGCGCCCTGCTCGACAACCACGACGCCGCCGGGACGCCCGGCGTGGTGTCGCTCTCCGACCTGTGAGGCCCACGATGCGCACCCGCACCGCCGACATCCTGCAGCTGCTGGGCGTCGCGTGCCTGGTCGCCGCGGCGTGGACCGTCAACCTGCCCGTCGGCCTGCTGGCCACTGGCGTCGCCCTGCTGGTCGTCGGCCTCGCCGCCGACCCGCGCATCGTCCGAGGTGGTGACCGATGATCGGTCGTCTGTTCGAGCAGCGAGTGGTGCGCGACCCCGGCTGGGCGTCGTGGGCCCGTGGCGACGACCTGGTCGCCGCCCCGTCGACCGGCGGCCAGCGCGTGACGCGCGAGTCGGCGCTGTCGCTGCTCGTCGTCATGGGCTGCCAGTCGCTGATCTCCGACTCGATCGCCACCATGCCGGTCGACATCCTCGGCCCTGGTGCCGACGGCCGCATGGCACCGGCGCCGAACGTGCCCTCGTGGGTCGAGCAGCCGAACCCAGAGATGGACCGGGTGGACTTCGTGTCGGCCGTCGTCATGTCGCTACTCGGCGACGGCAACGCCTTCCTGGCGCCGGTGCGCGACCAGCGCGGCACGGTCGCCGAGGTCTACGTCCTCGACCCCGGCCGTGTGCACGTCCAGCGTGTGGCCGGCCGTGTCGTGTTCAGCCTCGACGGCCAGCCCGTGCGCGACGAGATCGTCATGGTGCGCGGCACGCTGCTGCCCGGCGCGCTCCGTGGCGTGTCGCCCGTCGAGGCCGCCCGCCAGACCATCGGGCTGGGCCTAGGCGCGCAGGACACCGCCACCCGCTTCTTCGCCCAGGGCGCCGTCGTGCCGGGCGTCATCCAGACGTCGGGCAACCTGACCGTCGAGCAGCTCCGTGAGATCCGCGACCAGTGGGTCGCCAGCCACGGCGGCTCGTCCCGGTCGCACCTGCCGGTCGTCCTGACGGGCGACGCCAAGTGGCAGGGCATCTCCATGACGCAGGAGCAGGCGCAGTTCCTCGAGACCCGTCGCTACACCGACGCCCAGATCGCCGGCCAGCTGTACCGGGTGGACCCGTCGATCCTCGGCATCCCGGTCGACGGGTCGTCGCTGACGTACCAGAACCTCGAGTCGCGGAACACGTCACTGGTGCGCAACACGCTCCTGCCGTGGATGGTCCGTGTCGAGCGTGCGCTGTCCCGCCTGGTCCCGGCCCGCAACGTCTGGAAGTTCAACGCCGACGGCCTGCTGCGCGCCGACCTCGCCACCCGCTACGCCTCGTACGAGGCGGCGGCCCGCATCCAGGCATCGACCGGCCAGACGTTCCTCGAGACCAACGAGATGAGGGCGTGGGAGAACCTGCCCCCGCTCGACCAGCCGGCCGCACCGCCGCAGGAGCAACCATGACCGACGAGATCCGCGAGCTGCCCGAGACGGTCCACCCCGTCACGGCGCGCCAGCAGGCCATGTACGACGCCACCGAGGGTGTCGCCGAGCTGTTCGGCAAGTTCGACCAGGGCACCGGCCCAGACGGCGCGCACTACGTCGCCAAGTCGCCGTTCGACGGCATGGTCTGCTCGTCGTGCCTGTTCTACGACGGCGCACGGGCCTGCGAGGTCGTCGACGGCGACATTGCCCCGGAGGCCGTCTGCAAGCTCTGGATCATCCCCGAGGCACTGCTGCCCGGTTCCATGTCGGAGGGCACCGACCAGGCGGCCGAGGCCGCCCTCAGCACCGAGGGGGAGCAGATGCGCGAGCACCTGGCCACCACCGAGATCGGACGGCGCGCCATCGACCGGGAGCGTGAGCACCGGGCGTTCGCGTCCGTCGAGCTCGACGAGGTCCGTGAGACGGCCGGGGCACTGACGTTCCGCGGCTACGCGAGCGTGTTCAACGCGCCCTACGACGTCGCCGGGCTGTTCACCGAGGAGGTAGCGCCGACGGCGTTCAACCGCACCCTCAGTCACGAGCGTCAGATTCACCTGCTCCACGGCCACGAGGGCCTGGCGCTGGCGTCGACCGCCGGCGGCACGCTGCGGCTGTCGACCGACTCGCACGGCCTGGCCGTCGAGGCCGACCTCGACCCGGCGTCGCCCTGGGCGCAGTCCGTGGCGTCGGCCGTCCGCCGCGGCGACGTCGGCGAGATGTCGTTCGGGTTCTACGTCCGGGCCGACCGCTGGGACGACACGATGTCCCACCGCATCCTCGACGAGGTCCAGCTCGACGAGGTCAGCATCGTCCGACGTGGCGCCAACCCGGCAACGGCCGGCGAGATGGTGCCCGCACAGATCGAGCAGGACGCCGCACCGGCGCCTGCCGACCCGACTCCGGCGCGGGACATCGCCGGTGCGCTCGACGTCCGGCTGCGGTTCGCGGCCATCGACGACGTCTGAGCAACCTGAGTTCCTCCCCGCACCCGGTCAACCGGCTCGCGGGTCGCGCTCGTTCCACCACCCACTGTCCGAACCCCTAGGAGATCCAATGTTCTCGGACGAGTACACCCAGTCCCAGGTGGACCGCAAGCTGCGGGCCCACGACGCCATGAAGCAGATCGCCGAGCGCGCCAAGGCCGCCGACGAGCTGTCCGCCGAGGATCGCGCGTCCTACGACGCCGCCGAGGCCGAGTACAACGCCGCCAAGGCCGAGATCGACCGTGCCGTGCGCGCCGCCGAGCTCGCCAAGTCCGAGGTCGAGTCCGCCCGTCCGGCGTTCGTGACCGAGGCCCGCGCCGAGGCAGCGACCACCCGCACCGACGCCGACGTCATCCGTTCGCTCGCCATGGGCGAGGCCCGTTCGGCCACGTTCGAGCGCCGCGCCCCGATCACCGGCGCCGTCACCGGCTCGCCGGTCCCGACCAGCTTCTACGACCGCCTGGTCGAGCTGCTCGTCGTGCAGGGCCCGATGCTCGACGCGTCCGTCGTGAACGTCATCAACACCGCCGGCGGCGAGAACCTGCAGGTGCCGCGTGCGGCGACCTACACCGCGGGCTCGATCACCGCGCAGGGCTCGGCCATCACGGCCTCGGAGCCGACGTTCGGTGCGTTCGTCACCCTCGGCGCCTTCTCCTACTCGGCGCTCATCCAGGTGAGCCGTGAGATGCTGCAGGACAGCGGCGTCGACCTGCTCGGCTTCATCGCCGACCAGGCGGCCGTCGGCATCGGCACCTCGGTCAACGCCGGCCTCACGACCGGCACCGGCACCGTGCAGCCCACGGGCGTCGCCACCGGCGCCGGCTCGGCCGTCACCGGCGGCACCGGCGTCTCGGGCCTGCCCACCGTGGACAACCTCATCGACCTGGTCTACGGCGTGTCCAGCGCCGCCCGCCGGGCCGGTGCGGCCTTCCAGATGAACGCCACCACCCTGGCCGGCGTCCGCAAGCTGAAGGACACCACGAACAACTACCTCTGGCAGCCCTCGAACGTGGCGGGCGAGCCCGACACGCTCCTCGGCTTCCCGGTCCTCGAGAACCCCGACCTGGCCTCCGGCACCGGTGCCCGGTCGATCGTCTTCGGCGACCACAAGAAGTACTACGTCCGGCAGGTCGGCGGCATCCAGCTCGACCGCTCCGACGACTACGGCTTCGCCAACGGCCTCGTCACCTTCCGTGTGACCTGGCGTGGTGACGGCAACGTCGTCGACTCCAACGCCGTCAAGTACTTCAAGGGCGGCGCGAGCTGACCCTGACGTCTGACGTCACTTCGTCGGTGCCCCGACCGCTCGCCTGTGCGGTCGGGGCACTGGCAACCCACAGGCACACAGGCACACAGGCAGGAGCACCATGGGGAAGAAGGGCCACAATGCTGGTCGAGGTTCGCGGGACGGTCGTCCGTCTGCCGGAGCGGCTGGCACGCCAGCTGATCGCGCAAGGGCAGGCGCGTCCGGCGCAGTCCGACAAGGAGACCCGCGCCGGGTCCTGATCCACTCCAACGCGCCGTTCACCGGCACCGGCTACGGCGTCCAGTGCGCCGCGCTGGCCAGGTCGTTGGCGGCAGACGGCGTCGACGTCGGCATCTCCACCAACTACGGCGTCCAGGGGACCATGACCGAGTGGGAGGGCCTGCCGGTCTACCCGTCGGGCTACCACCCGTACAGCGTCGACGTGCTCAAGGCGCACTGGCAGGCGTTCACGGAGAACGACGAACAGCCGGCCGCCCTGGTCACCCTGTTCGACTGCTGGCCGTACAAGGACGCCAAGGTCGACGAGGTGCCCGCCATCGGCTCATGGGTGCCGATCGACCACCTGCCGACGCCGCCCGAGGTGCTCAAGTGGTGCCAGCGGCCGAACGTGCTGCCGGTTGCCATGGCGCAGTTCGGCGTCAGGATGCTCGAGGCCGCCGACGTGGACTGCCGCTACGCGCCGCACGGCGTCGACACGGACCTGTTCCGGCCCGGCCAGATGGCCGGCGGGCTGACCGGCCGCCAGATGCTCGACGTGCCCGACGACGCGTTCCTGGTCGGCATGTTCGCAGCCAACAAGGGTCAGATGCCCAACCGCAAGGCGTTCCCCGAGAACTTCCTGGCGCTGGCCGAGTTCATGCGGCACCGCACCGACGTGGTGCTCTACCTGCACACCGAGCAGAAGGGCGCCATGAACGGCATCGCCCTCGACCGGCTCGCCAGGGCGTGCGGCATCCCCGAGGACCGCACCGTCTGGGTCGACCAGTACTCGTACTACGCAGGGCTCGACCACCGCACCGTGGCGGCGCTCATGGCGGGCCTGGACGTCAACCTGCTGGCCTCGGCCGGCGAAGGGTTCGGCGTCCCGGTCGTCGAGGCCGCCGCCTGCGGCACGCCGTCGATCGTCTCCGACTTCTCGGCGCAGCCGGAGCTCATCGAGGGCTACGGCTGGAAGGTCGGCGGGCAGCCCGTGTGGGACCCGTACCAGGGCGCATGGTTCCACGCACCGTCCGTCGGCGGCATCGTCGAGGCCCTCGAGGACGCCTACGACAACGCCTCGCAGCGCCGCCCCGCAGCCCGTGCGTTCGCCCTCGACTACGACCACCGGGCCGTCTACGACACCTACTGGCGCCCGATCATCGACGAGCTCTGCACGCTCGCCAACGGAGGCACACCGTGAGCATCACGAACGGCTACGCCACACTGGCCGAGCTGAAGGCTGCGCTGCGGATCAGCGACTACATCGACGACGCCGCGCTTGAGCGCTCGGTCGAGGGCGCCAGCCGCCGCATCGACGGCGTCTGCGACCGACGGTTCTACCTGGACGCGACGGCCTCGGCCCGCATCTACCGGGCCACGTCACCGTGGCGCGTGGACGTCGACGACATCGGCACCACCACCGGGCTGGTCGTCAGGACCGACGGCGACGGCTCCGGCACCTACGCCACGACCTGGGCGTCCACCGACTACGAGCTCGGGCCGCTGAACGCGCTGGCACAGGGACGCCCCGCCAACCAGGTGCACGCCGTCGAGGTGCTGTTCCCGACGCACGTCATGCCGTCGCCCGTGCAGGTCACGGCCCGCTGGGGCTGGCCGTCGGTCCCCGACGCCATCCGAGAGGCCACCATCCTCCTGGCGGGACGCATGTTCAAGCGCCAGGACAGCCTGCTCGGCGTGGCCGGCGTCGGCGACCTCGGCGCACTGCCGGTCATGCGCTTCGACTCCGACATCGAGGAGCTCGTCGCTCCCTACGTCCGTCGCCGGGTGCTCTGATGGCGGGCACCGCCTCAGAGCTGCACGCCGGTGTCGCAGCCGCGCTGTCGACCATTCCCGGCATCCGCGTCGCCGACCACGTCCCCGAGGGCGTCAACCCGCCGCAGGCCATCGTGCAGCTCGACCAGGTGACCTACCACCGGGCCATGGCTGGCGGCCTGTCCGAGTGGCGGTTCATTGTCGTGATGGTGGCCGGCCGCATGGGCGAGCGCACCGCACAGTCCAACATCGACGCCTGGCTGTCCTGGGACGGCGACGCCTCGGTGCGTGCGGCCCTCGAGGCCGACCCGACGCTCGGCGGCGCTGCGCAGACCACCAAGGTCGCGCAGTCGCTGTCGATCCGACCGCTGACGATCGGCGAGCTGACCTATCTGACGATCGAGCTCAACGTCGACGTCACCGCATGACCAGGAGGCCCACAGTGGCAACCACCTACAAGATCGTCGGCCCGCTTCCAGTGGCCGGCAAGCAGCCCGGCGAGACCCTCACCGAGGACGACCTCACCGGTTGCGACGTGGAGCACCTCGTCGGTGCAGGCCACATCGCGCCCACCAGCAAGTCCACCACCAAGGCCGCCCAGGCCGATCCCAAGGAGTAGACGATGCCGATCGTCATCACCAACGCCAACGTGACCGTGGGCGGCGTCGACCTGTCGTCGCACATCACGCAGGTCACCCTCAGCACCTCGGTCAACGAGGTCGAGACGACGACGATGGGCTCGACGTCCGTCAAGCGCGTCGGCGGCCTCCGCGACTCGTCCGTGTCGCTGAACTTCAACCAGGACTTCGCCGCCGCAGCGGTCGAGGCCACGATCTACCCGCTGGTCGGCTCCACCGCCGCCGTCGTCGTCAAGCCCAACGGCACCGCGACCGGCACGGCCAACCCGTCCTACACGTTCGACGTGCTGGTCACCGAGTGGATGCCGCTCGACGCCCAGGTCGGCGAGCTGTCGACGGCGTCGGTCACCTGGCCCGTCTCGGGTGCGATCACCAAGGCAACCGCCTGATGGCTCTGATGAGCCTGGCAGTGGTCAGGGACGGCGGCGAGCGCGTCGTCGTCCCTGTCACGCCCAAGGTCGTCGTGGCGGCCGAGCGGCAGTTCCACAAGGGCATGAGCGCCCTGTTCGGCGACGACTCGTCGATGGAGGTGCTGGCGTGGGTCGCCTGGAAGGCGTCGCACTTCGCAGGGCAGGTCGTCAAGCCGTTCGACGAGTGGCTCGACGACATCGAGATGATCGAGGCAGTGGACGAGGGCCGAGCCCCTTTCGAGACTCGATGACGCTCCTGGTGGCGCGCGTAGCCGTCGCCACCAGCATCAGCCCCAACGAGCTCCTCGAGGCGCCGCCGGACGTGTTCTGGGCCATGGTCGCCGTGCTGCAGGAGCAGGCCAAGGAGGCCGGCCGTGGCTAGTCGAGGCGTCAAGGTAGGCCGGGACGACTACGGCGTGTCCGTCGCCGTCTACGGCTACAAGGACACGATGAAGGCACTTCGGTCCGTGTCGCCGGACATCGCCAAGCAGTTCGACCGGGAGATCCGCGACACGATCAAGCCGGTCGCGGCGAGCGCCAAGAACAAGGTGCCTGCGCAGCCCATGCGCAACTGGGACGACCGGGGCACCGGCGTGTGGTCGGAGCGTCTCGGCTGGAACGCCAACGCAGTGCGGCGCGGCATCACCGTCACCAAGGGCGGACGCGGCCGACGCTCGAGCGGCGTCTCCGTCGCCTGGAAGGTGATGAACAAGAACGCAGCCGGTGCGATCTTCGAGATCGCCGGCCGCAAGAGCTCCGGCTCGACCCGTGCCGCTGTCGCGTTCAGGTCCAACCTGTACCGATCCGGCGGGCGTCCGTCGCGCCTCATCTGGCAGGCGTGGGACGAGATGGGCGGCGACCAGACGATCACTTCCAAGGTGGTCGAGATCATGGACCGGGCAAGCGCCACGGCCCAGGCGTTGATTGACGCAGCGAACGACAAGGGGTAGGCCGTGGCCGTCCAGCTGAACATCGTCGGCAACTTCGACGACAAAGAGCTGAAGCGGGCCGAGCAGGCGCTCACGCGCCTGCGCAACAACGCCAACGACTCCGGCAGCAAGATGGCCGCAGCGTTCTCCCAGGCCGGCGAGAAGATCGGCGGGCTCGGCCGTTCGCTGACGGCGTCGCTGACGCTGCCGCTCGTGGGTGCCGGCGTCATCGCCACCAAGTGGGCGAGCGACGCCGAGGAGGCCGCCAACAAGGTCAACGTCGTCTTCGGTCAGTCGGCCGTGTTCATCGAGCACTGGGCCAACACGGCAGCAATGGCGTTCGGCCTGTCCAAGGGGCAGGCCCTCGACTCGTTCGGGTCGATCGGCACCATGCTGCAGGGCTTCAAGATCGACGCGGCAGTGCTGCCGTCAATGTCGAACAGCCTCCTCACCCTCGCGGCCGACCTGGGGTCGTTCCACAACCTGAACACTGCGGAAGTGCTCGACATGATCTCGGCTGCGTTCCGCGGCGAGTTCGACTCCGTCCAGCGCGTCATTCCCTCGATCAACGCCGCAGCCGTAGAGACCGAGGCGCTGACACAGACCGGCAAGAAGAACGCCAAGCAGCTGACCGCCCAGGAGAAGGCGCTGGCAACCTTCTGGCTGCTCATGAAGGGCGCTGGTCCGGCCACCGGCGACTTTGCCCGCACGCAGGACGGTGCAGCCAACAGCACCAAGATTGCCACGGCGCAGATCCGAACGGCGGGCGAGACGATCGGCAAGAACCTGCTGCCCATCGTCGCCAAGGTGGCCGAGGCTGTTGCCAAGCTCGCCGACCGCTTCTCGCAACTGTCGCCAAGGGTCCAGAAGTTCATCCTCGTCGGAGTCGGCCTCGTCGCCGTCCTGGGGCCGCTGCTCGTGGCCGTTGGCGCCGTCGTCTCGGCCATAGGCGCCATCGGCCTGCCGGTCGCCGCCGCCATCGCCGGCATCGTGGCACTCGGCGCCGCACTCGTGGCCGCCTACAAGAAGTCCGAGTCGTTCCGCACCGTCGTGAACCAGGTGGCCATGACGCTGCGCGAGCAGCTCGCCCTGGCCGTCGAGTTCATCCGGTCCACGATCCTGCCGGCGCTCGGCAAGGCGTTCGAGCAGCTGCGACCGGTCCTCACCGCCTGGGGCCAGTTCATCGCCGTCCTGATGCAACGTGTCGGCGAGGCCATCCAGCGCCTGGCTCCCGCTTGGCAGTTCATGGCAGCGGTCGTCCAGTACGTCATGCCGTTGATCCAGAACCAGGTCGCTTCCGCACTGCGCATCATCCAGGGCGTCATCCAGATCTTCACGGCAGTGATCTCGGGCAACTGGTCGAGCGCCTGGACCGGCATCAGGAACGTCTTTGGCGGCATCTGGGACGGCATCAGGGGCATCGTGTCGTTCGGCGTCAACGCCATCCGCAGCGCCCTTGGCGGCCTGATCGGATGGGTCGGAGGGGCGTTTGCAAACATCGGCAACCTGATCCTGTCGCCGTTCCGTTCGGCGCTCGGTGCGTTCCGTGGACTCTGGAACAGCACCATCGGCGGCAAGGGCTTCACCACCCCGTCCTGGGTGCCTGGGTTTGGCGGCAAGGAGTTCCGCATTCCGACGCTGCACCAGGGTGGCATCGTGCCCGGCCCGATCGGCCAGGAGGTGCCGACCATCCTGCAGGCCGGCGAGGCCGTGCTGCCCATCCAGGCGGTGCGCAACCTCGCCGCCGAGCGCCAGGGCGGCGGCACGACGTACAACATCACGGTCCACGCCGGCATCTCCGACCCGGCCGAGACGGGCCGACGCGTCGTCGACGCCGTCAAGAGCTACGAGCGCCTCAACGGGGCGGGTTGGCGGGCGGCCTGATGGCGTGGCCCACGCTCGTCGTCGAGCTCGGCCTGACCACGTCGTCCACGTCGCTGATCCTCGGCGACGACACCCGTGGCCAGCTCGGCACCGGCACCCTGGACGCCGTCACCTGGACCGACGTGACCTCGAGCGTGCTCGAGGGCGCCGGCGTGTCGATGAACCGCGGCAGCACCCGCAACCAGGGCCCGTACTTCCGCTACGAGGCAGGGTCCTGCCAGTTCACGCTGCTCAACCGGAACGGCGCGTGGGACCCGACCAACACTGCCGGGCCCTACGCCTCGGGCGGTGTCACGCAGCTCAAGCCCGGCCTGCCGGTGCGCGTCAGCGCCACCTACAACGGCACGCAGTTCGTCCTGTTCGTCGGCAAGGTCGACTCCTGGCAGGTCGACTACTCCGAGGCCGGGACCCACTCAACCGCGCAGGTCACCGCCTCGGACCCGATCGCCTACCTGGTGGCGGCCAACCCGCTCGAGAGCGGCGAGCAGGGCACCGGCGAGAACGTCGGCGCCCGCATCGGTCGCATCCTCGACAACGTCGACTGGCCCGTCGCCGACCGTGACCTCGACACCTCGGGCCTCGGCACCCTGCAGGCGACGACGCTGGCGCAGGCGGCGTGGACCGAGTCCACGCTCGCGTCGGACTCCGTCAACGGATACCTGGCGGCCGACAACCTCGGCCGGGTCGTGTACCGGGAGAAGAACCGGCTGCCCCGCATCTCGTCGGTCGTGTTCGACGACACTGGCGCCAACCTGCCGCTCGTCGCGGTGCAGACGTCCTACGACGCCGACCAGCTCTACAACCTCGCCAAGCTCGCACGCTCCGGCGGCACCGAGCAGTCGGCCCAGGACACGACCAGCGTCTCGCAGTTCGGCCTGTCGACGTTCAGCCGCTCCGACCTCGTCGTGCAGACCGACGACCAGGTGCTCGACGCCGCCAACTACGTCGTCAGCCAGTACGGCGACCTCACGACCCGCGTCGAGGGCATCACCACGGTGCTCGACTCGTCGTCGTCCGACGAGACCTGGGCGCAGATGCTCGGGCTCGACGTCCTCGACCGGGCCACCGTGGCGTTCGACACGCCGGACGCCCGCACGATCACCCGCGACGGCCTGGTGCGCGGCATCGGCCTGTCGGTACGGGCCAACGACTGGCGCTGGGCCGTCTCGTTCGCCCAGGTGCCAGACCCTGCCGGCGACTTCACGCTCGGCGACCCGAACCTCGGCGTGCTCGACCAGAACACGCTCGCAGCCTTCTAGGAGGGACCACCAATGGCGAACAAGTACAGGGCCTGGGTCGACGGGGAAGTGCTCACCAGCGCCAACCTCATCGACTACATCCAGAAGAACGTGGTCATCCCGTGCGACTCGTCGGCGGACTACCCCGACTCGTCGACGCGCCGCGAGGGCATGACGGTCTACGACAAGAACGCCGACAAGCTCCTGACCTACACGACGAGCACGACCGGTTGGGTGGCGCCGTGGAACATGGCGTGGGGCGTCGTCCCGGCCACGTCCGGGGGCACGTCCGGCTACGGCTACGTCAAGCTCACGAGCTCGCCCCAGTCGGGCATCGGGTCCAGCGCCACCGACATCACCAACGCCACGGTCACGTTCACGGCCGTCGCCAACCGGCTCTACCGGATCAGCGCCCAGGCCGACCTCATCGGTACGTCGCTCAGCGTCGGCCAGTTGCAGGCCCTCGTCGACGGCACGGCCTCCGCCTCGGCGCTGCAGCCCGTCACCGGGTCGTCGGGCGCGTGGCAGGACCGTTCCCCGGCGATCGTCTACGCGACGACGCTGTCGGCCGGGTCGCACACGATCAAGCTGGCTGCCAGCGTCCAGAGCGGATCGCTGACCGTGAACCACTCGACCGCCACACCGACCACCCTCATCATCGAGGACGCCGGACCCGTCGGAGCGCCGGCATGACCGCCATGAACGACGGGCCCGGCATCGTCGACTGGACCGTCACCGGCTCCGACTCCCTCGCGCGGTCGTTCGGGTTCGCCCAGGGCGGCAGCGCCATCTCGTTCACCGGCTACTCGTTCCTGGCGCAGGTGCGCTCGGAGCGGGCCAGCGACGCCGAGCTGCTCGCCACGCTCACCGTCGGCACCGCCGCGGGCACCGGCGTCATCTCCGTCACCGCTTCGACGGCCGTCATGGCCCTCGACCCCGGCGGCTACTGGTGGGAGCTCGAGTGGACGACGGGGTCGTCCAGGCGCACCGTCCTCGCCGGGAAGTTCAACGTCCTCCCGAACACGACCAGGAGCTGACCGTGGCCGACTCCATCGACGTCACCGTCACGACGGCACCCATCACGGTCACGGTCGACGACGGCACCACCGTCCTGGTAGGCGCTGGCACGGTCGGCCCTGCCGGGCCCAAGGGCGACGCAGGCACCAACGGCACCAACGGCCAGGGCGTGCCCACGGGCGGCACCACCGGCCAGGTGCTCGCCAAGGCGTCCGGCACGAACTACGACACCGAGTGGGTCGACCAGTCGGGCGGCGGTGGCGGCTCCGGCACCGTCACCAGCGTCACAGGCACGGCGCCCATCAGCGTCGCCACCGGCACCACCACGCCCGTCGTGAGCATCGCCGCGGCGACCACGTCGGCCGCAGGGTCGATGTCGGCCGCCGACAAGGCCAAGCTCGACGGCGTCGCCTCGGGCGCCACGGCCAACAGCTCGGACGCCACGCTCCTGGCGCGCGCCAACCACACCGGCACTCAGGCCCTGTCGACGATCTCCGACGCCGGCACGGCCGCCGCCAAGAACGCACCGGCCACCGGCAACGCCGCGGCGGGCGAGGTCGTCCTCGGCTCCGACACCCGGCTGTCCGACAGCCGCACGCCGTCGACGCACGCCGCGAGCCACGGCTCTGCGGGCTCCGACCCGATCACCGTGGCGCAGTCGCAGGTGACCAACCTGACGACCGACCTGGCCGGCAAGGTGCCGACCTCGCGCACCGTGAACGGAAAGGCGCTCTCGGCCGACGTCACCCTGACGGCCTCGGACCTGTCCCTCGCGACCATCGCCACGACCGGCTCGGCGTCGGACCTGTCGACCGGCACGGTCCCGTCGGCCCGGCTCGGCACCGGCACGGCGTCGGCGAACACGTTCCTCCGCGGCGACCAGACGTACCAGCCGGTCCCCGCCGGCAACAACGACCTGGGCCGCGTGTCCAACGCGTGCTACCTGACCGGCTCGGGCCTGTCGCTCAACGGCGCCACGTCGGGCAACTACGCAGCGACGCCCGACGCTACGGCGCTCGACATCACGGGAGACCTCGAGCTCGTCGTGCGGGTCGCGCCGACCTCGTGGGCGAACGGCGCCAGCCAGACCTTCATCGCCAAGCGCCAGGCAGCCGGGCAGGCGTCCTACTGGCTCGCCATCGGCGCCACCGGCATTCCCAGCCTGAGCACGTCGGCCGACGGCACGACGATCCTGTCGTCGACCGCGACAGCGTCCACGACGACCGTGTTCTCATCCGGCCAGGCCGGTTGGCTCAAGGTCACGTTCGACGTGGACAACGGCGCCAGCGGCCGTACCGCGACCTTCTACTGGGCGGCCGACCAGTCCACCGAGCCCTCGTCGTGGACGCAGCTGGGCGCCGCCGTCACGACGGCCGGGACGACGAGCATCTTCAACTCGACCTCACAGCTGGAGATCGGGTCCAACCTGCTCGGCAGCTCGCCCACGGTCGGCACCATCTACCAGGCCATTGTCCGCAGCGGCATCGCCGGCAGCGCGACCACCGTCTTTGACGCGGACTTCACGACAGCCACAGCCGACGCCCTGACGTTCACGCCGGCAACCGGCGGCACCATCACAATCACCACCACCCGCTACGCCTACGGCATCCCGAACGGGCAGATGGCGAGCCAGACCACGCTGCCGGCGACGATCAACACCGTCTACTACGCACCGTTCGAGGTGACGGCGCCGCTCACCCTGGATGCCATGGCGTTCAACATCAACACCGCACCGGCCACCGGCGGCAACGTCCGCATGGGCGTCTACGCAGCTGACGCCAACCTCCAGCCGACCGGCGCCCCGCTGTTCGACTCCGGCGACGTGGCGATCACGACCAGCACCACCGGCACCGTGCTCAAGCAGGGCACGGCCGTCACGTTGCAGCCCGGCGTCTACCTGACGGCGTTCAACACCGGCACGGCCGTCACGCTCAGGGTGCCGATGGGCGGCATTGCGACGATCACCACCACCATGGGCTCCTCGATGTTCGTGGGCACGATGTCCGTCGCGCAGACACAGGGCGCCTTCCCGAGTCCCGGCACCGCCTGGACGACCAGAAACGGCAGCAACGCTGGTACCGCCCATCCCGTCGTCATGCGTTGGAGGTCAGCATGAAGTTCACCTACGTCGACGTGGACGGCAACGCCTACGAGCTCGACGCGCCGGACCCCGAGCCGTCCCCGCTCGACGCGCACGAGCAGCTCGTGACGCTGCTCGTCGTCGTCGGCGCTTTGTCGATCGACGACGCCGAGCACGTCGCCGGACCCGGCATCACCGCCGACGACCTGGTTGCCGAGGCTCAGGCGTGGAGCCTGGTCCCATGATGCTGGCCAAGGTGCCGACGCTGCTGAGCGAGGCCGCTGCGTGGATCGGCGCCATCGTCGTCGTCGTCTCCGGCCTCACGCTGATCTTCACCCGCAAGCCGTTCAAGTGGCTCGGCCGCAAGCTGTTCAGCGAGCCGTTCGGCGGGTGGGTGCAGCGTCGCGTGGAGGACGGCACCAAGGATCTCCGGCACCTGACCACCTACCACCTCGGGCCCAACGGGTCGACGCCTCCGCTGCACACCCGCATCGCCGTGCTCGAGGCACAGGCCGTCATCCGGTCGTGGGTCGACGACCTTGCCGACGAGATCGACGAGACCGAGGAGACGGAGCAGTGATGGACCGCATCGAGGCCATCGTCGCCCAGGCCCAGCAGCGGGCCCACGAGCTCGTCGACCACCTCGCCGGGCACGGCGAGCCCGACGGCTGCGACCTCGACTTCACCAAGGACGCCACGGCCGACGAGGACGTCGACGCCCTGGTGCTGTTCGCCGGCGTCGACCCGGCCGACGTCGACGACCACGCCGCAGCGCTGCGCGCCATGCTCCAGGAGGACGACCGTGCCTCGTGACACCGGGATCGCCCAGCGCCTGCGCAACTTCGGCCTCACCGTCGTCGAGGTCAACGGCTGGCGTACCCGTGGCAGCGACGCGTTCAACCCTCGCGGCTCGGTCGACCACCACACCGCCGGGCCCCGCAAGGGCAACGCGCCCAGCCTCAACGTGTGCATCAACGGGCGGCCCGGCCTGCCCGGCCCGCTCTGCAACGTACTGGTCGGCCGTGACAACACCTGCTACGTCGTCGCCGCCGGACGCGCCAACCACGCCGGGACCGGCGGGTGGGGCGGCCTGAGCGGCAACGCCAGCGTGTACGGCGTCGAGCGCGAGAACGTCGGCGACGGCTCCGAGCCGTGGACGCTGGCGCAGTACGACACCGCCGCCCGTGTCCACGCCGCCCTGATCTCCGCCGCCGGCGGCCGGGCCGACCTGGTGTGCGAGCACAAGGAGTGGGCACCGCGCCGCAAGGTCGACGCGTGGGGCGTCGACGGCAACGTCATGCGCCAGCTCGTCCGCGACCGCCTCGGCGCACCGGCACCCGCACCGACGCCCGCCAACGCCCTGCAGGCCATCCACAACGCCGCCAAGGCCCGCCCGACGCTCAAGGAGGGCATGTCGGGCGTGTGGGTGAAGGACCTGCAGGCCGGGCTCAACGCCGTCGTGGGGCGCCCTGTGGTGCCCGTGACAGGCCGCTTCGACGGCACCACGGCCCGCTGGGTGCGCCAGTTCCAGAAGGACCGCACCATCCCGCCCACCGGCGTCGTCGGCACGACGACCTGGGAGCAGCTCATCGCTGCCCGGCTGGTGCTCGGGAAGTAGCCCATGGCATCGCTCGACGAGTTTGCCAAGGCGCACCGGGCCAAGGGCCGGCGCGCCTGGTGGTACTCGCTGCCGGAGGAGATCCGCAACGAGATCGTGGCCAGCCCCGCACCGTCGGAGGTCGTCGTGGCGTGGCTGCTCGAGCTGGGCTACGACGCCTCGTTCGGCAAGGTCGACCCGTTCCGCAGGAAGGCGCGCCGTGACCGACAAGCCGACGCTGACTGAGTACGAGCGCCGCCAGCAGCCGCCCGACGCGCAGGCCGTGCAGGCCGTCGCCGAGCTGCTGCAGCGCGCCGGTGTCGACCCGGCCGAGGTCGGCCGCATCGACAAGGTCCGGCTGAGCGAGTACCAGTCGGCCTACAAGGACGCCGAGGGTGAGGCCCACGTCCTCGACCTCAAGGCCACCTCGGTCGTGCTCACGCCAGCGTGGGAGACCGGCCCGGCATGGCCGGTCGTCGACCAGGCACGGCCCGCCAAGGTGACGTTCAGCGGCCGGGTGGCCAAGGCGCCGCCGGCGGCCGAGGGGCTCAAGCGTCTCCTCGTGCTGCCGGACCCGCAGATCGGCTACAGCCTCGACCACGCCGGGCAGCCCGAGGCGTTCCACGACGACGCCGCCCTTGACGTGGCCGTGGCCCTGGCCCGCACCGTGCGCCCCGACGCCATCTGCTGCCTCGGCGACCTGCTCGACCTGCCTGCCGTCAGCAAGTACCGCAAGCAGCCGTCGTGGGCGCTGATGACGCAGGCGGCGCTCGACCGGGCCCACGAGTGGCTGGCCGCCCTGTCGGCTCTGGCGCCCGTCGACCTGATCGAGGGCAACCACGACGCCCGGCTCATGCACTACGTCCTCGACAACGCAGCTGCGGCGTTCGGCCTCAAGCGCGCCAACGCTCCCGAGGACTGGCCGACCCTGTCGGTGCCCTACCTGCTGCGTATCGGCGACGGCCCCGACGACCTCACCAACGTCAACTACCTCGGCGGCTACCCCGTCGGCATCGCCTGGTACGCCCCCAACCTGGCGTGCATCCACGGCACCAAGCTCAAGATGTCGCAGGTGCTTGACGACGAGCGCGTGTGCGTCGTCCAGGGCCACACGCACAAGGCGGCGCTGGCCTACCGGCAGCGGCGCACGATGAACGGCCCGGCCCTCATGTGGGCGGCGTCGCCCGGCTGCCTGTGCCGCACCGACGGCGCCGTGCCAGGCGTCAACGTCGGCATCGACCAGCGCACCGGCCGCAGCATCGACCGGCCGCAGGACTGGCACCAGGGCTGCGCCGTCGTCACCTACGACCCGACCGGCGAACGCCTGCCGGTCTACGAGTTCGTCCCCGTCAACAGCGGCACCGCAAGGTGGCGCGACTACGTCATCGAGGTCAAGTCATGACCAAGTTCCAGAAGGATCTCGCCGAGCGGGTGCTGCGCACGTTCGTGCAGGCGGCGCTCGCCGTCGTCGTCACCGACCTGGCTGGCGTCACGTCGGTCGACGGTGCCATGACGCTGCTGGTGGCCGCCGTGGCCGCCGGCGTCTCGGCCTGCATCGGCCTGGTCTCCAAGAACCTCGGAGACCCCGACTCGGCCAGCGTCATCACCCACGACTAGCTCGCGCTGCTCCTGCCCTCCGCAGCGCTGCAAAGGCCCCGCCTCCGTCCCACCCTTCCGGGGACGTCGAGGCGGGGCCTTTGCGCGTCCCTAGTCGAGGCGGCGGCTCTGTCGCGTCTAGGCCGCCCAGGGCTCGTAGGGCACGAACCACGGGCCGGGCAGCACCGAGGCGACCACGGCGGCGTCGAAGGCCAGCCGGTGCTCGTCGTGGCGGTGCAGCCTGCGGCGCTCCTCGAGGCTGCCCCACTGCTCGGCCACGACGGCGTCGTCGAGGGCCCCCGACAGCAGCGCCCTGAACACCTGGCGCGGGCACAGGTAACCCTCGTCGGTGCGCAGGTGGGCGCAGGCGTCGACGAGCGCCTCCTGCAGCAGCTGCGGGTCGATCTGCTTGTGCATGGTGATTCGCATGGTGTGTCCCTTCCTCTGGACTGTTGTGTGCGAACTAGATCTGCAGGTAGCGGCCCGTGGTGGCCAGGCTCTTGTGGCCCATGAGCTGCTGCACGCGGTTGACCGGGTTACGGCGCAGGGCGTCGTGGCAGAAGTAGTGGCGCAGCGAGTGGAGGCTGCGGTTCTCGATGCCGACCGACACCATCAGGCGCTTGACCGCCGTGGTCAGGTAGTCGGCGTTGTACTCGACGAGCGGCGCCGAGGTCCGTGGCACCGTCGCCAGCTCGGCGCGCAGCCAGGACGACTCGACGGGCACCACCTGGGTGCGGCCGCCCTTGCGGCGCACCGTGAGCAGCCACGGCTCGGCGGACCGGTCGATGTCGGTGCCCCGCAGCGCCAGGATCTCGGCGCGGCGCAGCCCGGCACCGGCGGCGAGGGCGACGAC